CAGTATGAAGCCTCAATTTGTATGGATCCAGAGGATGAAAATGTAGCAAAGTTCATCGTAGTCATGGAGAAACTCCGAGATGCTGCGGTTAATGCTGCTAAGGAAGAGATGACAGCACCTAAGTTTACAAAGCTTACCGTGCGTGACATCCTTCGTGAAGAGGAAGACAAGGAAGGTAACCTCACTGGCTTAGTACAACTTAAGACTAAGGCTTATGCCGTAGACTTTGATGGCAATGAGCAGACTATCCCTGTATTCAATTCTAAGGGTATTGAGATGGCAGGGTTTAAGAAGAATATCGGTAACGGTTCAAAGCTTAAGCTACAACTATGGGCATCTCCCTACCATATGGCCTCAGACAACAGCATCGGCATCAGCTTCAAGTTGAAGAAGGTACAGTTGATTGAGCATGTTGAGTACGGTGGTGGTGATGAAGGGTTTGGTGATGAGTCCGGATCAGGTTTTGAAGACACTGCTGAAGTTGTAAGTGTTGACGAGGACTTCTAGTAACCTCTAGCTGTAGAGTATTCAGCGGCCTGGTGTCATGTCCAGGTTTTAATGTAGGTGGTGTCCGCATTTAAAATACTCAGGCACCCTTAATAGTTGGCTAGGTAACCAGGTTAAAAACTGCCTACTAAATTCAAAACGGAGGATATATGTATACACAGAAAGAAGAGGGTGGTGACTTCATAAAGCACATCCCATGTAACAAGTGTGGCTCATCTGATGCGGGAGCCCTCTACACTGATGGCGGTACCTCATGCCACAAGTGTGGGAAGGGACGTATCAATGATGAGTATGACAGCCTGACCACAGACCAGGTAGGTGAGTTCGAGGTGCAAGACTTTAAGGACTACCGCCTCTATGACGGTGAGAGTAAGGCGCTTGTTAAGAGGGGAATCTCAGAGGAAATCTGTAGACAGTATGGTTACATGGTAGGTACCGACAAGCGGGGTTCACCCATCCAGATCGCTAATTATTATGACAAGGACAGTAAGAAACTTACTGGTCAGAAGATTAGAACAACGGATAAACAGTTCTCGGTAGCAGGCACAACAAAAGGTGTGGGTCTCTTCGGGCAGCAGTGCTTCGGTGAAGGTAGCTCCCGTAAGTTGATTATCACGGAGGGTGAGATCGATGCCTTATCTGTGGCCATGTGCTATGACGGTAAGTTTGCTGCGGTGTCCCTAATCAACGGTGCTAATAGCGCATTCAAGAACATTAGAGACAATCTTGATTGGGTCATCTCATTTGGTGAGGTAGTCCTATGGTTTGATTGTGATGATGCGGGTCGTAGGGCTGTTGAAGACGTTGCAGAACTATTCAAGAAACCAGGCCAACTAAAGGTAGTTACTAATATTGGCTACAAGGATGCCAATGAGCTCCTACTAGCTAAGGGAACGGCTTCCGTACTAAGTGCAACCTATAATGCGACACCTCTAGCCATTGCAGGTATCAAGAACGGTAATGAGCTATGGGATTTGGTAGCGGTTGATGAAGTCTTTGAGACATACACATACCCGTTTCCAGGATTAGAAGAAAAATTTCAGGGGCTTCGTAAGGGGGAACTTGTTACTTTCACCGCAGGCTCAGGGGTAGGCAAATCAACCATCGTTAAGGAGATTACTTATCACCTAACTATGACTGAGGGACTTAGTGTTGGATACATAGCTCTAGAGGAGAACCTAAAGCGTAGTGCTCTAGGGTTCATGGGTATGTACATGCAGAAGCCTATGTCCTACGATTATACTAAGGTATCTATCGAGACTAAACGGGAGGCCTTCGATGCCGTCCTAGGTGGTGGTAACTTATACTTCTATGATCACTTCGGCTCCCTTGAGTCTGAGGATCTACTAAGGAAGATGCGCCTACTAGTGCTACAGAATGGTGTTGACTTCCTAGTACTAGATCATGTATCAATTGTAGTCTCCGGTAACGCTGATGGTGATGAACGTAAGGCTATCGATGCCTTAATGACAAACCTACGTAGCCTAGCTGAGGAAACACAGGCTGGAATCATTGTAGTCTCACACCTACGTAGACCTCAGGGTGATAAGGGACACGAAGATGGAGCTACTGTATCACTCGCACAGTTACGAGGATCTGGTGCCATCGCTCAACTATCTGATGGTGTTGTAGGTGTTGAACGTGACATGCAGGATGTAGAGTTTGGTAACCATGTCAAGCTACGAGTCCTTAAGAATAGATTCGTTGGTGATGTAGGCATAGCAGATACCCTTGAGTACAATAAGAAGACTGGCCGTATGACCGCATATGATGAGACTGAGTTCGAGCCTCACTTTGAAGGTGCTGACATGGAGGAATTCTAATGTTGATATTTGATCTGGAGACGGACGGCCTACTAGACACCGTCACAACAATACATTGTGCTGTTACATATGACTGCACCACAGGTGTATACATGGAGTACAGACCTACTGATATACATAAATTAGTAGCTGACTTACAGGCTGCACCTCTGATCGGGGGACACAATATCATTACATTTGATATACCTGTACTCAAGAAGCTCTTCGGGGTAGATCTGTATAAGACTTGTGAGATAGTAGATACCTTGTTACTCTCTCGATTGGCTTACTACAACCTAGTTAACTTAGATGAGAAGACTAAGCTACCACCTAGATTGAAAGGTATGCATGGTTTGAAGGCGTGGGGTTATCGTCTGAACTCTAATAAGGGTACGTATGGTGAGCAGGAAGATGCATGGGATAAGTACTCTGAAGAGATGCTGACCTACTGCAAGCAGGATGTGACTTTGAACACAGTACTCTATGAGCGCCTACTAACTAAGAAGGTACCTGAGGAGGCTCTAGCTATAGAGCAGAAGTTTGCCCGTATCATTCAACGACAAGTAGAACATGGTTGGCTGTTTGATGTGAAGGCTGCGCAGGATCTACACGTCACCTTAGTTGCTAAGAAAGAGGCCCTCTTTGCACAGCTAGTTAATACCTTCACGCCTCTACAGGATTGGATACCACTTAAGCCTGCTCCTATGTATACAAAGAAGGGTGATCTGAGTGCACGCTACAAAAATCAGTTAGCTAAGGGTGCCCATAACGATGTGAAGAACGGTTGGGGCTACTGGGAAGAGCTAGTATTCAACCCAGGGTCTCGCGCCCACATCCGCAGATGGATGGAAGAGGTATACGGTTGGACGAGCCCAAAGAAAACTGAGAAAGGTACTCCGATTATTAATGAGGAGGTGCTCAAGGGTGTTAAGTTTCCTGAGGCAGTCCTTCTAAGGGAATACTTTTTGAGCCAAAAAATTCTAGGCATGGTTGCGGAAGGCAAAAATGCATGGTTGAAGGTGGTACAGGAGGACGGAAGAATCCACGGACAAATAAACACATTAGGCGCAGTAACAGGGAGATGTACACACAATCGCCCCAATGTTGCGCAAACTCCAGCCTCTCACAGTTTCATGGGGAAGGAGTGTAGACGTTTATTCATAGTACCAAGAGGTAAGAAGATCGTGGGTTGTGATGCCTCAGGTCTAGAGTTACGAATGCTGGCTCACTACATGGCCATCTATGATGGTGGTGAATACGGGGAGCAAGTTGTCAATGGTGACATCCATACCATCAACCAAAAGGCTGCCGGATTACCTACCCGTGACCAAGCTAAGACCTTCATCTATGGTTTCCTTTATGGTGCAGGTGTAGCCAAACTTGGACAGATTGTCAACGGTAGTGTAAAACAGGGGAAGATTCTGAGGAATAGGTTCTTAGCTAAGCTACCTGCCTTGGAGTCATTGAGTGATGCCGTGAAAGATAAGGCATCTAAGGGTTACCTACTAGGACTGAATAAACGTATGTACTACATCCGTAGCTCACACAGTGCCTTGAATGTATTACTACAAGGTGCAGGTGCTATGGTCATGAAGTACTACCTAGTGGCCTTGGATAAGGAGTTGCAGAAACAATGGACTCCAGGGAAAGACTACGAATTCATTGGTAATATCCATGATGAAGTACAACTAGAAGTAACCGAAGGCATCGCCAAAGATGTCGCAAGGGTATGTGAAGCCGCCTTTCCAATTGTGGAGGAAGAGCTTAAGTTCAGAGTCAAACTTGAAGGTGAAGCTAAGATAGGAAACACCTGGGAGGAGACACACTGATATAAACTTGAGGAGGTTTAATGCAAGACGGTACGTATTACCAGAAAAACAGAGAGGAACGAAAGGAGTACCAGCGTAAGTACACAGCTGAGAAATACTACAATATCACTATAGAAGAGTACGATAGGCGTATGGCTACCTCGGATGTATGTGAGATATGTGGTGATGATAGTCAAAAGGTGTATGACCACTGTCATGCGACTGGAGATTTTAGAGGAGTTCTTTGTTCAACGTGTAATACAGGATTGGGAAAACTAGGGGACAACCTAACAGGCATGGTAAATGCTTTAAGGTATCTCAGTAAATACTATGATCGAACTTGATATTAAACCACTAAGTGCAAACGATATGTACTTGGGGCGTAAGGTTAAATCCTACAAGTACAAGACGTACGAGAGGAAGATACTAACGCTTCTACCAGATCAAGAGGTTCCTGAGGGGGAACTACAACTAACCATTGAGGTAGGCTTAAGTTCTAAGCTTGCTGACGTGGATAACATTCTTAAACCCTTCATCGACTGTCTTCAATTGAAGTATGGTTTCAACGACAAGTGGATCTACGATCTAAAGGTTAAGAAACGGATAGTCAAGAAGGGGGAGGAATACATTAATTTTAAAATAGAGGAACTCAATGATGAAACAACCTGATATGTTTGAAGAGGATGCAATCAACCCCAACCACTACAAGAGTCATCCAAGTGGTGTAGAGGCCATACAAATCACAGAGCACATGGGATTCTGCTTAGGTAATGCTATGAAATACATATGGCGTGCAGACCTTAAGCATGGTGACGGTGGAGTAGAGGATTTAAAGAAGGCGATGTGGTACCTTGAACGTGAATTGGGGAAACGAGATGATAGCATTAATTGATGCCGATAGTATTGCCTACAAGTATGCGAGTATCTACCAAGACACCTGCATCTGGGATGATAGTGATCCTGATAATGTCTTAGCTACAGTCAGTATAGATCTCCCTGCCGCCAAGCGTGAGTTAGTTAATTTTGTAGATGAGATACTCAAGAATACAAAGACTGATTCATACGAGTTAGTGCTTAGCCCTACCAGAACCTTTAGGTATGACGTTAGTGCTGACTACAAAGCTAATAGGAAGAAGCCGAAGGTGCCACTGGATATGCTAGGCCCTCTACGTGATCAAATGTTGGATGAGATGGGTGCTGTCGTGTTCGATGATGTTGAAGCTGACGATGTATGTGTCTCCCGTATGTATAAGGATCCTGGTAAGTATGTCCTATGCCATATCGATAAGGATCTGAATCAAGCCCATGGTAGTCACTACAACTACAACACCTTGGAGAGATACGTTATTGATAAGGATGAGGCTGACTTCTGGTTCTACAAACAGGCCCTAGAGGGTGACAGTGTAGATGGAATCAAGGGGTGCCCACGTATTGGTAAGGTTAAGGCCTTGAAGATACTGACAGCTTTAAAGAAGCCAAGTGAGGGTGACTACTGGGAAGCTATTATGGAACAGTACGAGAAGGCAGGATGTGATGAAAAATTTGCTACCACACAGGCACAACTAGTTTTTATGCTGAGGGACTTTAATGAAGATACCGAAAAGTTTACTTTGTGGACACCTGAGAGAGGTCTACAATTTGCCACAAGGGGTAGTACTGATTTACAACAATAGGAGATTTAATGAGTTACAAAAAATGGATGACACCGTGGCGACTACACTCGAAAGGGGTGGACAACATGGATTGGATCGAGAAACCCCTGATTGATCGTAAGTGGTTGATCTTAGGGGCACTCATCATACTTGGAACTATGTATGAAGTCCATGCCAAGGTAGATCAGTACGAGTTTGCAGCATCTGAGAGGGCTGAGTTTCATTTGGTAAGGAATGATGGGTTAAATACCCACTTAGTGTGGAAGTGTGAGGATGTAGCTACCTGCTATCAGGTCTTTAAGATGAAACAGTATAAGGATAACTCAACCAACTGTGCAAATGGTATGTGGATAGAAAGACCTAATGGTTATATATGGAGACTCAAGTGATAGATACTTCAAATGAGGATTACTGGTCACGGAAGGAACGCTACGCACAACTCACTGAGAACTCAGCTATTGTATGGCATAAGCTGTATGAGTCAGAGAAGTTACAACATGAGGAGCTACAAGAACGCTACGACTTCCTAGTTAAGAAATTAAGGTATCAAGGTAAGGAGCGGGCAACTAGTGAAGGTGATAATTTCCTACGTAGTTACGCCAGGGATTACAAATGACATTAATGTCTGAAGACGGTGGGAAGATGTGTGAGAAGCGCAAGGGTGAATGGTACTGTGTATCGTTTATTGACTACAAATTAGATAGGTTTGCTAATGCAATACCAAGGAAGGAATATGAAAGATTGGATGACGAGCAGTGGAATAAAGAAAGAGGTAGTAAGGACTGAGGGTGGTGAAGAGTCCACAGTATTTAAGACTACCTCAGTGAAGGTTAAGAAGGCTACTAAAGGTAAGGTTAAAGTTAAGAATGATAAAGATTAGAGTACTACATACAGATGGTAGGGATGAGTTATACACTGATGTAGCTAAAACCACGATTGCTTATGGGGATCTTGGGCACCAAGTATTACGACTACATACTAAGGTCCAGACTTACGAGGTAGACCTGAGGGAGACGGTGTTCGTTCAACATTGGGATGAGGAGTCAGAGTAATGCTAGAACTACTAAATAATAAGATTGATTTACACCTACAAGAGCACTATGTGGGAGGGGGACTTAAGTTAGAGGGAGAGGACTACACGGATCTTGTGCGGAAAGTAGGTAAAGAATACATAAAACTAAAGAAGGTCTGTAGAGATGCAGACTTTTATATTGAGGAAGCCATTGCAGTGGCATTTGAGGAGATGAAAAAGGATGAAGGCACAGTACTTGGGGATTACGATAGATCGTAGTCGCGATAAAAATATGAGTGAGCAGGCAAGGGAACTTGTAACTGGTTACTACCTACGCGGAAAGGAGAAGAGCCCGCAAGAAGCATACGCTAGAGCATCAGTTGCTTATAGCGCAGGTGATTTAGAATTAGCACAGAGGTTATACGATGGTGTATCAAATGGTTGGTTTATGTTTAGTAGCCCTATTCTCAGCAATGCTCCTTCGCCAGACATTGCTTCTCAAGGACTGCCTATATCGTGCTTCCTATCATATATACCTGACACTCTCGATGGTCTCATTAGTCACCAGTCTGAGCTCGCTTGGTTATCTGTTAAGGGTGGCGGTGTCGGGGGCCACTGGGGTGATGTGAGACCTGTTAGTGATAAGGCTCCAGGCCCTATCCCCTTCATTAAGGTAACAGATGCAGCGATGACTGCTTATAAACAAGGTAAGACTAGGAAAGGAAGTTATGCTGCGTACACAAATATTAGCCATCCAGACATTATGGAATTTATTAATATCAGAATGCCGACAGGGGGTGATGCCAACCGTAAGTGTTTTAACATTAACAATGCTGTCAATATTACTGATTCCTTTATGGATAGTGTTGCTGATGGTAGCGACTGGGATCTACTTGATCCTCATGATGGTGTTGTCAGGGATACAGTCAAGGCACGGGACCTTTGGTGTAGGTTACTCGAAGTTCGTTTCAGAACAGGTGAGCCATATCTCAACTTCATTGATGAGGCTAATAGAAAATTACCGCAGGCCCTGAAGGATCATGGACTCGAAATTAAAGGAAGCAATCTCTGTAATGAAATTCATCTACCCACAGATGAAAGTCGCACGGCAGTATGTTGCTTATCCTCCGTCAATCTTGAAAGATTTGATGAGTGGAAAACATCATCGCTCGTGAGTGATCTGATTGTAATGTTAGATAATGTATTACAGTGCTTCATAGATGGTGCCCCAGTAGAGATGAAGAAGGCTATGTACTCAGCAACTAGAGAGCGTAGTTTAGGACTAGGTGCTATGGGTTTCCATGCATATCTACAGAGTAAGAACATACCTTGGGAGTCAGCAATGGCTACAGGTAAGAATCTACAAATGTTTAATTTAATTAAGGCACAGGCTGAGAAAACTACAGAGGCTTTGGCTGACACCAGAGGAGAATACCTAGATGGATTGGGAACGGGTAAAAGAAATGCTCACCTTCTCGCTATTGCTCCTAATGCTAACTCCAGTATTATTTGTGGTACTAGCGCTAGTATTGAGCCAATTAAGTCTAACGCTTATACTCATAGGACTCGCGTGGGTGCACACTTGGTTAAGAACGAACACCTCGAAGAGGTTATGGAAGAGCATAGACTTCGCCTGGGTAAAGATAAAGAGTGGTTGGAGAAAGAGTGGCGCAACATAATCCACCATGAGGGTAGTGTCCAA